CTTTTTACGGTGACGATTTCATTCTCGCCGTGAAGAGCCAGCACATTCCGTGGTTCAACCAGCGCTCGCTGGCGACTTGGTTCAAGGACCAGGGGAAGGTGATGACAGACCCGTCAAAGGAGGAATTTACCTCCGACACCACGCAGGACGCGGACGTCGACTTTTTGAAGCGGCAGTTCCGTTACGATGCGGAGGTGGGGCGCCATTTGGCGCCACTAGCTGTGAACTCGATTTTCAAGCCACTTTTTGTGGTGCCTGAGAAGTTTGCGTTCACAGAGGAGTTCCACTACGCCGAGGTCATTTCGGCCGCGGCGCGGGAGTTTTTCCAGCATGGTCGCGAGGTCTTTGAGGCCTACGCGCCCAAGCTGCGGAAGCTTTCCGAAGTGGTGGGTGCCCATTCGTATTTCGATGCGGATGAAGAGCTGGAGTTCGATTTCCACCTCGTGCGCTATCTGGCCACAGAGTCAGATTTGGCGGAGAGGGGACGTTTGACACTAGCTGTTGAACAAAAGTAGCGCGTTTCGATTGCGCCCAGTGTATTATACCACTTTGTAGTATTACCCGTGTTATAGGTTACCACACGTCATTGTTCGGTTGCTCCGCGCAAGATGTGTAGGCGTACCACGGAATGTAGGTCCTCTCTAGGACTTCCCCTTTTTAGGGGTGATATGCAGATCGAAAATCGCATGCTTGTACATATAGTTAGTTCGCTAATGTACATTAAGAAGAGGGACTACCAATCAATTACTATCAATGGCATCGGCAGCCATAATGCCTACCACTTCTCGCATGCAGACGTTTTCTATGGATGACTCGTCTGCAGGTCAATCTGTTTCTTATAGCAGTACACCAGATCCAGTTCGCGACGCAACATTCGCTGACGAATCTGATGTTACACTGCAAAAGTTTATGGAGAGGCCAGTGCAACTCACATCCTACACTTGGACGCCAGGCCAATTGACACCATTTGCCGCGGATTTTAATCCGTGGACTGGTTTCTTTTTGAGCCCTCGCGTTATCAATAGAGTCGCTAATTATTCATGTATATCTGCAAAATTGCATGTTCGATTTGTGATCAATGGTTCGCCGTTTTATTATGGCCGCCTCATGGTGGATTATGCCCCTTTGGCCAACTATGATCAGACTTCTACTTATTCGACAGCTATTCCAGCCAACTTAGTTCAGGCTTCGCAGCGGCTTAAGGTGTTTATAGATCCATCAATGTGTTGCAGCACACAGATTGATTTGCCATTCATTTGGCCATACGAAGCATTGGATGCAGCAGTTGGTTGGGGGGATATGGGCAACATTTACATGCGCCAGCTTACAGAGCTGAAACATTCGAATGGGTCCGTCAACCCCATTACTATCTCTGTGTTTGTATGGGCTTCGGATGTGCGATTGGCTGCACCTACCACCCTTAACCCGGTTGGTATGGTACCCCAGGCAGGGCCTGGGGAGTACGGCCAGGCTCCGATTTCAAACACTGCCACCGCCATCAGCGCGGCGGCATCACAGCTCACGCGTGTACCCATCATTGGCAAGTACGCCATGGCCACTTCAACAGTGGCAGCAACATTGGGGGAGTACGCGCGCATGTTTGGATTTTCCCGCCCTGTAGATATTTGCCCTCCTACGCGGATGAAGCCTGTGTCATTGTCTAATATGGCTGTGACCGATACCATGGACACTTGTGACAAACTTACCGTCGACTCCAAGCAGGAGATTTCGGTGGATCCTTCCATCGTTGGCAT